GTAACTAGTGCCTATTATCAAAGATTTACTGGATCTACAACTCAAACCGTTGTATTACCAAATGCAACCACAATGGCTTTAGGTCAAGGTTTCATTATTGATAATGATTCAACTGGCAACTTAACATTACAAGATGGAGCTGCTGGAGCTTTAGGAATTGCTGTTCCTGGTATGGCTGCTTTTATATTTTTAGAAAATAACGGTACAACTGCGGGTAGCTGGTCAGGATATATGTTTGTGCCAGGCGGTGGGCCAAGCGGTCAAGTTACTTGGGGTACGGCTGGTCTTAGCATGGCGGGTCAAACTATTACAAGCGCAGGAGCAATATCAGGAACTTCCTTAAATGCTACCAATGGTATTATAGTTAACAATCAAACAGTATCTGCAAGCTATACAATTCCATCAGGGTCTTCTGCTATATCTTCTGGACCTATTACCGTGGCAAGCGGTGTTTCTGTAACATTGCCTAGCGGTTCTCGTTGGGTGGTTGCATAATGTTTGGGTACGCAGCCTTTGCACAACCCACTTTTGCTGGATTGGGTGGGGGTAATAATTATGTAGTTAACATTTTAGAAGCTTTAACTCTAGTTGATTCTGAAACAGCAATTCGTACCCAGTTTGCTAGTATTACCGAACCTATATTATCGGATATAGATGTAGATGCGGTTATTGCTACTTTTAGTGCGGTTGTTTCTGAGGCTTTGAGCATAAATGATGCCAAAACTGCTACCGCCGCTTTTATTAGCACAATTACCGAAGCAACTAAGGTAGCGGATATTGAGATAGCATTAAGAACAGCTTATGGAGGTGTTTTTGAAAACATTTCTATTTTGGATGGACTAATTGCGGGTGGATGGTTTAAAATAGATGATAGCCAAACCCTCTCATGGACTACAATTTCTAATACCCAAGGAAGTGGCTGGTCAAGTATTTCAGACACAGAAACACCCAATTGGACGCCCATCAATAACAATTACCCTTAATTATGACAACTACTTATAGTCCTTCTTTAAAGCTGTCCTTAATTGGTACTGGAGACCAATCGGGGACTTGGGGTTCGACCACTAACAACAATTTAGGAACGCTTGTAGAACAGGCTATAACGGGCGTAGCCGCAATTTCTTTAAGTGGTATATCTGCGTATACTCTAACCAATTTAAACGGCATATCAGACGATGCCCGCAATATGTGCCTTATTTTTTCTGGTACACCTTCTGGAGCACCCACAATCACGGCGCCCGCTCAGAATAAACTGTATGTCATAGTTAATAATACTACCCAAAGCCTGACAATGGTGGCTTCTGGTGGAGCTATTTCTTTAGTAGTTCCCGCCTTGACTACAGCACAATGCTACTGTGACGCTGCCAACGTTAGTGGAAATGGTATTGGATTTTACTCAGCGCAGACGACTGCGGCAGGAAACTGGAATGTCGGCGGTAATTTAACCGTATCAGGAACTGCCACAATTACTGGTGAGATTTTTGGCGCAGTTAGCAATTTATATGGCGGTGCAGCAAATCAAATAGCTTACCAATCTGCAGCAAATACCACAGCATTTACATCAACGCCTACTTTATCTGGCACAGCTTTGGTCTACAATGGGACAGGATTTGTTTGGAGTACTGTAGCCTCTGCCGTAGCTTCTGGTGCTATTTATGAAAATACACAAAATATTACCCAAAACTATACTATGACTACTGGCAATAGCGGGGAATCGGCAGGACCGATTTCAATAGCGAGTGGTGTTAGCGTTACGATTCCAGCGGGCAGCCGTTGGGTTATTTTATAAGGATAGATATGACTTCGGTTTATTGGATTCATCATATTGGCGGCATTAACTGTATGCAAAGATGGCATATGGATAATTGCAAATCTAAGGAGATTTTATAATGGGCAACTTAGTTTTAAACGGAGCAACGAGTGGAGCAACCACGATTACCCCTACTGATGCGGTAACGGTTACTACAACTTTTCCAAGTTTGGGTGGCACAGTAATGGTTAGCGGTAATATGCCAGCGTTTAGTGCTTATGGTTCAGGAACTCAAACTATTTCTAATGGTGTTTACACAAAAGTAGCATTTAACACAAAATTATTTGATACTAATACAAATTATGATGCAACAACAAACTATAGATTTACACCAACTGTAGCTGGTTATTATCAAGTTAATGGCACTTGCTATTTTGGAACAGTTACAACTGGACTTGGAATTATTCTTATTTATAAAAATGGTTCATATTATTCGTTAAATGGAACTTCATTAACTGCAACAAATCAAGCATATTTAACTGTTTCAGGATTGGTTTATTGCAATGGCTCTACTGATTATATTGAAATTTATGTTTATCAAAATTCAGGAACTACTGTAAGTATTGGAAGTCAAAATAATTCCCAACAATTTTCAGGTGTTTTAGTGAGGTCAGCATAATGTACGACAAAATTATGGCTTTATATCCTAGCCTTACACAACAGGATTTCTTGACTGTAATCACACTACAAAACGATTCAGATGGCAAAGGCGATTACATTGCTAAATGGGAACACCCTACACTAGCTAAACCTACAGAGGATGAACTCAAATGACAACAATTATTAACGCATCCTCAGTAAACGGAATAACAATTAGTTCCGATACATCAGGTCAGATTGCTCTTCAAAGTAATGGAACGACTGTTGCTACCGTGTCTGCTGGTGCTTTTTCTGCTACTGGCGTAACTATTGGTTCTTATACTCCAGCAGCTTCTTTAATTACTGCGGGAACACCTCAAACTGTAAGTGGAACTGCTGTTACTTTTAGCTCTATTCCGTCTTGGGTTAAACGAATTACTATAATGTTTGACAATATTTTGTTTGCTACTGCTGATAAACTACAACTTCAATTAGTAACTTCTGGCGGAACTATAGCTACAGGATACAACTCTGGGAACTGGTTAGCAAATACAGTTAACGTATACGGTACAACAGCTTTTAATTTAATTGCTTATCCGTACAACACAATTTATTTTTCTGGAATTTGCACACTTGCTTTATTAAATTCCTCTACTAATCTTTGGGCGCAAAATTCTGTTTTATCTTCTGCAGCGGGAGCTGCATATACTACTGTTAGTGGTGGTTCAGTTACATTAAGCGCTCTTTTAACAGGGCTTAAACTTTCTGGAACTTCGGGAAATTCTTTTGCCTCTGGTTCAGTTAACATTCTATACGAGTAAAAATTATGAGCGTAATTATTGACGGAACAAATGGTATCACTACCCCACTGGTTAACTCCACAGTATATTGTGTTACTGAAAACGCACAGACGATTAGTGTGAACTACACTATTCCCGCAAGTACTAACGCAATGACGGCTGGGCCTATCACGGTAGGAACGGGTTATGTCGTAACTGTTTCCACGGGAAGCCGTTGGGTAGTAGTTTAATAAAGGATAAATTATGGCTGGCACAATCGTAGCAAACACAATTAACACAGATACAGGTCTATTTAGCACTAATAATGCTTATAGCGGTATTGCTAAAGCATGGGTACAGTTTGCTGGTTCTACTGGCACTATTGCTGGTTCGTTTAATGTTAGTTCTGTAACAAGAGTAGCTACTGGATTTTATATTATTAATTTTGCAACTGCGTTATCAAACGCAAACTATGCTTCAGCAGTAAGTGTTGGTGATGGTACTGGTTCTGGAAGATTTGCTTTTGCTAATTATCCACAAAGCACAGGCGGAGCACCAACTACAACAGCTTTTTATATGGGTACTACTACTTTTAGTGGAACTCCTGCGGATTATGCATATACATCAGCAATAATTTTTGATTAAAGGATAAATCATGGCAGGAACAATAGTCGCAGACACAATACAAGATGGTGCTGGTAATAGCACAGCAATGGATAATGCCATTTATGGTAGTGCAAAGGCTTGGGCTAATTTTACAAACTCAGGAAGCTCAATAACTGTAAGAGCTTCTTACAATGTAAGTTCATTTACTTTTACAAATGCTTATACTTTTATAATGAATTTTACTAATGCTTTGTCTGATGCTAATTATGTAGTTTTAGGAAATACAGGAAATTCTGGAGGTTCTACTACAACTGGAAGTATCGGAACATGTACTCCATCAAATAGCTCTTTTAGCAACAAAACAACTACTTCAGTTACATTAGAAACTGTTGCATTTAATAATTCTAATCCAGCTTATTTTGACAATAATGTAGTTATATTTAGATAAGGAATAATAATGACACAAGTAATCATCCATACAAACTCCAATGGTGGAGTATCCGTAACAGTACCAACAGGTGAAATCTCTGTACAAGCTGTTCTTGAAAAAGACTGCCCAGCAGGTGCAATCATTGTTGATGACTCTACACTCCCACAAGGTGCAGATGCTCAATTCTTTGATGCTTGGGAACTATCAGGTTCTACAGTCACCGTAAACTTTGAAAAAGCTAAAGCTATCAAGCTGGCACAATTCAATTCTAAAGCTGTAGAAGAAGCCCAAAAACGCCAATTAAACACATTAGCTGGTTTAGAAAATACACCTGATGATGCTACTTGGTCAGCTAGTCTAACTGCTGGTCGTACTGCTATTGCTAATGCAACAACTACTGCCGAATTAGTGGCTATTTAAGGATAGATTATGTCAGTATCTTTATATGGTAGTGGTAATACAGTAATTCAGGTAGTTAGTGCTACTAGCAATACTCAATTTTCTACTTCTAGCACTTCATTACAAAACACAGGATTTAGTGCAACCATTACTCCTCAATCTACTACAAGCAAAATTCTTATTATTGCTAATTTACAAATTAGTTATCCAGGAACTGGTGGTGCTGGTTTTGCTATTTATAGAGGTGGTTCTTCTATTTGGCAACCAGGACCTACAAATTCAACTGGCTTATTAACTTCTTATTTATCAGGTAGTGGTGGTAAAAATATTTATCCATTAACTTATCTTGATAGTCCTTCCACAACATCAGCAACTACATACAATATTTATATATCTTCATATAATGGTAGTCAAGCTGGAATTATTAATGAAAATGGTGGAACTGCTACTGGTCAATCATCTATTACTTTAATTGAAATTTCAGGAAGTTAATATGGCAAATTTACATGATGCAGTAAGAGCAATTTATTCAAATGCTATAAACATTACTGGAAATAATGTTGATTCATTAATTGTTAAAGATGTTAATGAACAACCTATAACTATAGTGCCAGCAACAGTAACAGCCAAATTAGCAGAATTACAAACTGCTGAAGAACAAGCAAAACAAGATGCAGAAAATCATAAGGCTTCTGCATTAGCTAAACTAACTGCACTTGGTTTAACTGCTGATGAAGTAAAAGCATTGATTGGATAAGGCACGGTAAAGTGAAATATGTCCGACCCCTATGGAATATCCGAAGGAGTAAAGACTCTTAGCGGGAGTCTTGATGCAAGTCGAGAAGCCAGTAAAGGGCTATCTAAGAGTATTGAAGGAGTTCAGCAAGACGGAATAGATGTAGCTCAACAAAAAGCCCAAGAAAGACGAAGGGCGGCTAGAGAAGCAGAACATAAGAAGCAGACAGCGCTTATTAAAGCATTGGAAGATTGGAATAAAAAGAAGCAAATTAGCGACCAAGAAGCAAAGTTAAAAATAGACTTTGTTAAGAAATACGGTGCTAAAGAGTGGGATGCGGTATTAAAGATTAAGTTAGACATAGAAAATATGGAACGTAAAGCAAATGAAGCATTTCAACATGACCTAAAAGAGGTTAGAAGGGTGCAATTCTATTGTTTTGCTTTGGCAACTTTAATATCATGGTATTTAACGTGGGGTATTAAAGGATAAAATGTTATGGGATGGCTTGAACAAATTGCACCTACTATTGCTACTTGCCTTGGCGGCCCTCTTGCTGGCTTGGCTGTTACGGCAGTATCTAAAGCGTTGGGAATAGACGAAAGTAAAGTACAAGAAACTATTGATGACGGAAAACTCAGCGCCGACCAGATTGCTGCCGTCAAACAAGCAGAGCTAGAGCTAAAAGACCATGCACAACGCTTGGGCTTAGACTTTGAGCAATTAGCGGTTCAAGATCGGTCTTCTGCACGGGATATGCAATCGACAACAAAATCCTATGTTCCACCAGTATTAGCTATTTTAGTCACAATCGGTTTTTTTGGTATTTTAGTTGCCCTTATGTTTGGCTTTGCACAACGGTCAGACGAGGTAATGATTATGCTAGGTAGTCTTGGCACTGCTTGGACAGGCATTATTGCGTTTTATTTTGGGTCTTCTGCTAGTAGTGAAAATAAAGACTCAATGTTACATCAATCTACCCCCATAAATAAATGACTCCAGAACAACTAACACAACTTGGTATTGACCCACAAAAATGGTATACCCCATTAATTGATATGTTTGCTCGGTATAATATCAATACTACTCAACGCCAAGCTTCATTTATAGGACAGTGCCAACATGAATCAAACAACTTCAGAACTCTGGAAGAGAACCTTCATTACTCTGCCGATGGACTTATGCGTACATGGCCCTCAAGATTTCCTACTATTGATGTGGCTGAAAAATATGCTAATAATCCAGAAAAGATTGCAAACAAAGTTTATGCTGGGCGTTTAGGTAACGGAGACGAGGAATCCGGTGAGGGTGCTCTTTATTTTGGAAGAGGCTTAATTCAGTTGACAGGTAAAGAAAATTATGACAGATGTGGAAAAGCAATTGGTTTTGATTTTGTTAATAAACCACAGCTTTTGGTTGAGCCTTATTATGCTAGTTTGTCTGCCGGTTGGTTCTGGAACAAACTTGGCCTTAACGATTTGGCGGATGCTCAAGAATATGGTCAAATGACCAAACGTATTAACGGCGGGACCCTAGGTTTAGATGACCGTATTGTAAAAATAACCAAAGCTAAAGAAATACTAGGGTAATATGCCGTTACAAAAACTAGCTCTTAAACCTGGCCTTAATCGAGAAGGTACAAGTTATTCCAATGAAGGTGGTTGGTATGACGGGGATAAGATTCGCTTTCGTTCTGGACTACCAGAAAAAATTGGTGGTTGGACCCAAGTAAGCCCAAGTACGTTTTTAGGTTATTGTCGTTCGTTATGGAATTGGGTAGATTTATCGGGTAATAACTTTATTGGTGTTGGTACTACATCTAAATACTATATTTATAATGGCGGCACGTATAATGATATTACCCCTATTTATTATACAAGCACATTAGGCACTAACCCTATAGCGTCTACTGCAAGCTCTACTTTAGTTACTATTACTGATACAGCATATAACCCAGCGGTCGGCGATTACCTTCTTTTTTCAAGCGCAGTTACTGTCGGCGGTGCGGTAATTAGTGGAGAATATATAGTCACTAACGTGCCGTCGGCTACAACTTATACTATTGTCGTAGCTTCTGCGGCATCATCTACAACTACGGGCGGTACAGGCGCAATTATTCAGTACGAGTTACCAGTAGGTTCAGCTATTTATAGCATAGGAACTGGCTGGGGTGAAGGGCCGTGGGGTGGTGTATCTAGTTCACTTAGCGTATCTTTAAGCAATAACCCTTTTGCAACGACAAGCGGAAGCGGTGTAGTTGTTGTTTCTCAGCCAGCGCATGGGTTAACCGCAGGTACCTATATTTCTATATCTGGGGCTACTTCTATTACGGGGTCTAGTATTTATGCTGGGGCACTTAACAGTACGTACACCATCACTGCGAGTTTAACTGCTAGTACCTATAGTATTACCCTTCCATTTAATGCCATCTCAACAACAACTGGGGGCGGCTCTAGCGTAAAAGTTCAAGAACAGTCAGGAACTCGTGGTTGGGGCACTGCATATAATAGCGGAGGAGTTGGAAGCCAAATACGTTTATGGACTAACGATAACTTTGGTCAGGATTTAGTCATGGCCCCTAGAGGGGGTAGCATTTATTATTGGCAAGATGCAAATGGCGTAGGAACGAGGGCGGTTAGTTTATCTAGTTTAGCTAATTCTACGGCAAGTACAATCCAAACCGTTTCTTTTGCTAGCGGTGCCGGCTCTGTTGTAGTATCGTCGCCGACAGGTATTTATCCTTACGCTTATGTAACTGGAACGGGGATAGCCGCTGGGACCCAAGTAGCTTCAACTTATATAATTGGAAACACAACTGTTTCATTAACTGCTAATACTATTGCCTCTTCGGCAGGAACCAATTTAACTTTTTCTTATTCAGGCCAATATGTCCCAACCGCAACCAATCAAATTATTACATCAGCGATTCAAGAATTCGTTATTACTTTTGGCGCTAACTCTTATAATGGTGGAACTTACTCATCTACCTTCAATCCTATGCTCGTACGTTGGTCGGATCAAGCAAACGCTTATCAATGGGTTCCGCAAGTAACGAATCAGTCTGGCGAATTTGCTCTAAGTAACGGGTCTTTTATTATGGGTGCCCGGGCTACTCGACAAGAAATTTTAGTTTGGACTAATACTGCGTTATATACTATGCAGTATATTGGGTATCCGTATGTTTGGAGTTTCCAACTTTTGATGGACAATATTTCTGTTATATCACCTAACTGCATGGTTACGGTTAATAATAGAACGTTTTGGATGGGCACAAGTAAATTCTATATGTATGACGGTACGGTGCATACTTTGCCTTGTTCGTTGCGCCAATATATATTTGATGATATTAATTTAAACCAGTCTTTCCAAGTATTTGCTGGAGCTAATGAAGGCTTTAACGAAGTCTGGTGGTTTTATGTTAGTAATGAAAGCAGTGGTAATGCGGTAGATAAATATGTTATTTACAACTATTTAGATAATGCTTGGACTTATGGAAACATGGCTAGAACAGCTTGGCTGCAAACTAATATCCAATCAAACCCAGTCGCCGCCGACTACAATAGCAGGTTGCTTTACCATGAGAGTGGAGTAGACGATGTTTCTACATCTAGCCCGCAACCTATCTATGCTTATATTCAGTCTTCAGATTTTGGTGTTCAAGCGCAAGATAGTAGCGCAGGTCAGCACTATGGGTTTGTATGGAGAATGTTGCCTGACGTAAACTTTAATGGCTCAAACGTTGCCAACCCACAGGTAACTATTCAATTATTACCACGTCAAAACTCAGGTACAGCTTATGGCACATCAGACTTAAACCCTGTTATAAGCACCCAAACTTATGCGTCGCCGACGCCCCAAGAATATACTGTTCAACAGTTTACAGGTCAAGTTTATACACGCCTACGTGGGCGCCAGATGTCGTTTAAGATTTATTCTAATACCCTCGGTGTTGCTTGGCAATTAGGCACACCTCGATTTGACGTTAAACCAGACGGTAAGAGGGGCTAATGACTATTAAACCAACCATAGTTGCTACTATAGCGCCTAACTTGCCTGTTGCTGGAGATACATACGATCAAACATATTTTAACCAAATATTAAACTCGTTTCGCTTATATTTTACTTCTATAGATAACTTTACTCGGTCTTCTTCGGTATATAGATATGGCACAACCGCCCTAAGACCAGCCGTAGGTTTAACTATTGGACAACAATATTTTGATACTACCCTTGGAATACCTGTTTGGTATAACGGAACAAAGTGGGTAAATGCTAGTGGAACGATCGTTTAAATGATAAAATTAACCAAATCTTTATTTAAGGGGCCTCTATGAGCCTAAAAGACGCTGCAGAACACCTAAAAGCCCAAGGTCGTTGGAGTGACACCGAGCTCGTCCATATGGACAAAGGTGAGGTAGAAGCTTTAAGAGGTATTGCTAAAGCTCATGGCGGTGACTTAACTACTAACCCAGCAACAGGTCTTAAAGAAGCGGGTTTTCTAAGCTCTATTCTTCCTATGGTAGCGGGTATAGCTTTAGATATTGCATCTGATGGCGCTTTAACTCCGTTGACCGCTGGTATGATTGTCGGCGCTGGTGACTACGCTATGACTGGCGATTTAAAACAAGGTCTTATGGCTGGTATTGGTGCTTATGGCGGCGCTGGTTTAACAAGTGGTTTAGCTGCTGTTGGTGGTGCGGGAGAAGTTACGGCAGATAGTGCAGCTGATGCAGCAAGATGGGGTTCAGAAGATACGGTTGGAAAAGCGGCATTAACAAGCCAAGGCAGTGGCGCTTTACAGGGTATACAACAAGTGGGTTCTAGTTTTGGTAACGCTGCAAGTTTTATAGGCGATAATGCTGGCTCTGCTTTAGCTGCAACTGCGCCGGTTCTTTCAAGTGCTATGCAACGCCCAACTTTAGGTGCGTCAGCCCCAACTTCAACTAATAACTACGGCCAGCCATTACAACGTGTTTCTCCAGATTTTAAAGGCTCGTTTCCATCGCAACCTAATCCGCCGTATCAAGCGCACTACCCAAATTATTCGCAAAACCCATATAGCCCGCCAACAGGAACGCCGGCACCGCAATACCCTGGAACTACTACTTATGCAAGTGGCGGTGAAATAGAGCATTTTGCTAGTAAAGGCGAAGTAAAAGCATACGACCCGTCAGCGTATGACCCCCTAACGTATACGGGTAACGATAGTATTTATAGTCCACAGCACTACATGCCAAAAGCAAAAGCAATGGACCCAGTTGCAGGAGATACTTCTACTTACCAAGATACAGATCCAGATACAAGAAACATGTCTGCATACGATGCAGCTATAACCCGGCTTAGTAAGATAGGGGCTACTCCAGCAGCAGGATTAACCCCAACAATTAAAATGGGCAAGTTAGGCTCTGTAAATACAATGCCAGCAGTGGCTCAAGCAGCGGCAGCACAAGCTCAACAAGCAGCAGCGCCGACTCAACAAATGCACGAAGTAGATAACGCTGCTCAAGGCGGCATTATGGGTTACGCTCCTGGCGGAGATATTCATTCTAATTTAGGCGGTTATTCTGACGGAGGTCGTTTACTTAAAGGCCCTGGCGACGGCATGAGTGACAATATCCCTGCAGTAATTGGGCATAAACAGCCTGCTCGTCTTGCTGATGGTGAATTTGTAGTACCCGCTGATGTAGTGTCTCATCTTGGTAATGGGTCTACTGAGGCCGGTGCAAAGCATTTATATAGCATGATGGACAAAATTCGTAAAGCAAGAACAGGTAAATCTAAACAAGCACCAGCAGTAAAAGCGGAGAAATATCTACCAAAATGACACAGATAGTCTATGAAGATGTAGATGGATTTAATTTTGTTGACGATTTTGAGCGGCTCTTTCCTTTGCATTATGAAGAGCTTTGTGTTACTAAAGAGTTTCCTTACGAGCCAGATTATGAAGCTTATAGACGTTGCGCACAAGCAGGCATGTTGCGGTGCATTACTTGTAGAGCTGATGGCGAATTAATTGGCTACATTATATTTTTTGTGTCGCCGCATTTGCATTACAAGTCATGTATAACAGCAACGGAAGATATTTACTTTATTAAAAAAGAATATCGCAAAGGTAGGATTGGTATTAGATTATTTCAGTACGCTGAAAAAGTATTAAAAAAACGTGGAGTACAGCGAATTGTGATGCACACTAAAGTGCATTTAGACAATTCAAGATTATTTGAGTATTTAGGTTATAAACAAACAGACAAAGTATTTACAAAAATGTTAGGAAAATAATATGGGCGGATCCTCATCACCAGCTCCATCAGGGCCAACACAAAGCAATGTCGTAAACACCAACATACCGGATTACGCACAGCCCTATGTAATGAATATGCTGCAATCTGCTCAGTCGCAGATTTTTCAGCCTGATGGGTCAACATTTAACCAATACCAGCCTTATAGTAACAACCCTACCGATTATGTAGCAGGCTTTTCTCCTTTACAGCAACAAGCGCAATCTTCTGCGGCTAATTTACAAACCCCAGGTTCTTATGGTGCGGCCCAAGGGATTACTGGGTACGGGATTGGTAATGCTTTACAAATGGGTGCAAACGCAACGCCACAAGATTTTCAAAATCAAGTCGGCGGATATATGAATCCGTATATTCAAAACACACTGCAGCCAGCAATGCAGTTATTAAACCAGCAATATGGCCAACAAGGCGCTGCAGAACAAGGTAATGCAACTAAAACTGGAGCTTTTGGTGGATCTCGTGAAGCATTAATGGCAGGGCAAAACCAACAAAACCAAATGTTAGCTCAAAACCAGCTAGTCGGTAATGCTTATAACCAAGCATTTGGCGCAGCACAAAATCAATATAACCAATCAGGCGGGTTTGCACTACAAGCTAACCAAGCCGCAATGCAAAACGCTAATCAACTTGCAGGATTGGGCGGTCAACAACTTGCAGCGCAACAAAGTATTCTTGGTACACAAGCGGCTCAAGGCGCTACTGAACAACAGCAGCAGCAGCAAATTATTAACCAAGCAGTTCAAAACTACGCTACGGCTCAGCAATATCCGTACATGCAGCTAGGTGTTATGAATTCTTTATTGCGTGGTTTGCCAATGCAATCTTCTACTACACAAATGTACCAAGCTCAGCCAAATACAGCTCAAAGTGCAATTGGTTTACTTGGTGCTGGTACTGCATTAGCTGGCGCTGCTAAACGCACGGGTGGCTCTATTAAAGCTATGGCTAAAGGTGGTATTGCCGATGTTCCTGGATATAAATATGGTACGTTTATTAACGATGAGCAATTACAGTCGGATGCGCAAGGTCTAAGCCAGCCACAAATGCAACAGCGCTTACAAGACCCACAAGTAACGCCTAATGAGCGTATGATGTTTCAAGGCGTTCAAGCAGATCAAAACCGACTACGTCAAATTCCTGGTGCTGGGCAAGCTATTGCCTCTGCGGGTTTACCTCCACAGCCTCAGATGGGTGCGTCGGCACCGCCACAAATGGGTCAACAACCTATTCCTATGGACGCTAGATTATCGGGTATTGCCCAAGGCGGAGGCCCAGCTTTTGCTTCAATGAATTCGCCGACTCGTATGCAAGCTGGTGGCATTACGCATTTTGCTAACACGGGCGCTGTAGAAGATCCAAGCCCAACTTCATATGCTCCTGGTACTCCTTTTATTGACCCAAAGTTAGCACAAAATAAGCTAACTAATGAGCAAATGGAGCGACTAGCTGCTAACCCTACAGTTAACTTAACCCCACGCCAACAAGCAGCTCAAGCGGCTTCACGACAAGAAGGTCCAAAAACTGTACCAGCAAACTTCCCTCCTGAGTTAGACTATGCTCAAGCTAAAGCTCGGTCTGATTTTGAACAACAAGCTATTGCCCAAGGTGCACGTCCAAAACCACGTGAATTCCCTAATCCACAATTAACTGACGAACAACGCATTGCTGGGTTTACAAATGCGCTTAACGCTCCCCAACCTAACGTAGCTCTTAAGCCTGCGCCCGGTACAGAGACGTTAAAAACAGAGCAAGATGTTGCCAAAGCAGCCCAAGCTAAAGCCGCACAAGCACAGCAAGCTCAAGCTAACCCTGCTAATTTACAACGTGGTAATACTATAACTCCGGGCGCTGGTATTGGTATACATCCACAGCAACAAACAGAAGAAGAATATACCCTGGCTAAAGCAATGCAACAACGAGATGATGCGCTTCGCTCTAAAGGTATTGAGCCCGGTGTTGGCGTTAAGAGCAAAGAAGCTATGGCATTACTTGCTAAACAACAAGCTGGTTTAGGTGAGAAAGAAGACTTTAATAAACGTCTAGCCATCGCTCAAGGATTCCTTGATTTTGCACAACGTCCAAATGTAGGTAAGGGCATTGCTGGTATGTTAGCGCCTGCGGCTCATGCAGTCGGTGTCGGTGCTACGGCGTATGCTGAGGCTAAAAACGCTGCTAGTGCTGCTGAATTGGCAAATGCTAATGCTCAAGCTGCTTTGGAAGCATCTGACCGTAAGTTTGCTGAAGGTGATATTGATGGCGCCACAAAGTCTTATGACGAATATAGACGTTCAAAAATGTCAGCAGATTCCGCTGCAAACGTTGCTACTATCCAAGGCCAATACCATGTAGCTGCTCAACATGCCGCAAATACTGCTACTGCACAACAACAACAACTTATGGATATATGGTTAGCTAGGCCCGAAAACAAAGGTAAAGATAGGGTTGATGCTTACCAAGCTATTGCCCCTATGGCTAAAGATCCACAAACACAAATTTTAACGGAAAAATTAGCCCTTGCTCAGCGTAAAGAAGCAGATAAATTTTTAGAAGGTAGTCAAGAATATTCTAATCTTATGAGGGCGGCCAAAAAAGACCCTACAAAGAAAGCGGCAGTAGATGCTTTTAGGGAAAAAACTTATAGGGATTATGGTGTAAACTCTACCGCAGCACCAAGCAATAAAGTTGTACCTTTTGACCAACTTTCGTAAAGCTAGTTTATGCCGATAGATGTACAAATGCCTGATGGGACGGTCATTAGTGGGGTTCCTGACAACGTAACTAAAGCCGATTTAATGGCTAAGTACCAGGCATATGCGCCAAAAGAAACAGCGCCTCAACCTGACGCATTAGGTAGGTATATTGCCAACCCAAATGAAAAGCCAAAAGAAGAAAAACCAAACTTGCTATCTGAGCAAGAAGCTAACGACATTAAAAAAGACTACGCTATTTCTTCGGAGATGGGCTATCCTGAGTACTTAAAACAACTATTAAAACGTTCTGGTAAAGAAGCAGCTGTAGGGTTTGAGCAAGGCAGTCGAGGCCTTATTTCATTTGGGCACGATTTATTTAATGTTAACGATGACCAAAACAAATTAAATTTAGATAAATTAGACCAGGTTACTAAAGCAATGGGTACACCTGAGAGCCATGTTGCTAGAATTTTTGAAGGCGCTGTTAGTTCTATAGCGCAACAACTGCCAATGATAGGCGCTAGTATTGCTACAGGGTCTGAAGTTCCCGCACTAGCGGGTATGTTTGCGCAGTCTTTTGGTCAGACTTATGACGATAGTAAACGTGAAGGATTATCCGCAAAAGAAGCATCTGGGCGCTCGGCTATGTTTGGTGTGTTTGAAGTTGTCGGCGAAAAGTTTGGTTTAGGTGCGGAGCTTAAAGCGCTTAAGAAATCTGCCGAGGGTATTCCGACATCAGAGTTAATTGGTTATTTTACTAAAGCTTTAATGAAAGAAATACCCGGTGAAGAACTTACTTATGCTGGGCAATTTGCTGTAGATAAAGGCTATGGCATGAACCCAGAAGCTGGGATAAAAGAATTTTTTCATGGGGCATTAGAAACTTTATATGGAACTGTAGCCCAAGGCGGTATTATGATGGGTGCAGGTGCCGCCGCTAATAAAGCAGTACGTGCACTTAGCCCACAAGAACAAGGAGAACAAGATGCAAAGCAAAGCCCTGGACCTATCGCCGGAACAAATCAGCTTAGCCTTCCATTGTCTAGCGCACCAGGAGGAACCTCCGCAGGAGCTGGAGGACCTAACCAAGATGGATTGGATTTGTCTGGCCAGGGCGCTGGAGTGCCTAATGGAGGAGCGAAACAGCTCAACGATCAATTAAAAGGACCTATTAGTACGGGGGCACCAATACTAGGTAGAGACCCAGAAGTTCTCGCAAAAATTGAAGGTATTCAAGCACAAATTAATACTTTGCAAGATCAAAGAAAACAAATACAAGACCCTAATGATCCAGAATTAAATGCTATAAATCAAGAACTTGCATCACTAGAGCAAGCTAAAAAAGATATAGACCGTCCCGCTGGGATACCACCTAAAAATCAAGCTATTGCTTTAAATGCGCCGAGTCAAGGGGGTTTTGATTTTGGTGAGGCAGATGAAAACGCTCAAAGAGCTATACCGAAGTCAAGTGTTGACGAATTTAGTTTAACCGCTCCCGTAGGGAATACTGGAGTTACTGCTGAAGCAACGCCAATTGAAGTTCCTAAATACCCAACTAGCAAATTTATGTTTGCTAATACTGGGGTTAACCCTGTAAAAAACCTTGTTTCTTTCTTTAAAACTTTAAAATCAAATGCAGTAAGCGAAAATGAATCTAAAGCCCACGAAGCTGAAATAAATAAAGCTATTGAAAAGATAGACGAGTTTCATACTGATGCTAAAGGACTAGAAAGAACTAAGCGTTTGCAGTTTTTAAATGGGTTTTTTGACCAGTACAGCATTGCTCCAGAAGATAAACAAAACGAGATTTCTCGGTTGCCGTCGGCGTTGGCGGGAATGAATGCAGAACAACAACAAAGTACGCTAAAAGATATATCCCAATTCCCAGCATTAAATACTGTGCGGGGTATGAAAGATTTTAATAAACAACTAGATCAGGCTACTCTTGATTACACCGAGGCTAAACTTGGTCGGTCCCGTGATAGTGCTATTCTACCTTGGCAAACCCATGAAGATGTAAGCACGCAAAAAGATGCGTCAGAGCTACAACGCCTTGGCAATATATCTGAAAAGTATATGACGCCGGAAGAAAAGGCTGCTAAAAACTATTTAACTGCCCACGCCGACCCTGATGCGCCTTTTGCTAGTGCTATGCGCTCCGCAGCTTTTGATTTGGGTGCAGACC